ATATATAAAGACAATGTGCCTGTTATGTTTAACCATTGTGTATATCAAAATGGTCTTTTCTTATGGATTACAGGTATAGTAGCTAAAGTTAATGACAGTAAATCATGGACTGCAACCACAGAGTTTCATCAAGCTAACAAAGACTATGTACAGTCACTGGGTGGCACTCATTGGGGCATTGAATGTATTAAAGGAACATCTATTGATACTTTTTATACAGGTATGCACAACAGTGGGATATGTTTTGGTACATTAGAAGAAACAGATTTAGATAACAATATGAAACATATGATATGGGAGTACTAAAATGCTTCTTAATATTCTATTTATAACGTATTTTGCGTTAGCAATACCATCAATATTTTTTCTATCTTGGCAACAACTACTTATTACATATATTATGTTTTGGGTACTAACCGATTTAGTTAATGGATTGTTTTTACATAGATGGTCAGCTCACAACTTGTGGAATCCACCAGTGTGGTTTCAAAACGCAATGAGTGTGGTGTCAATGACAGCCCTTATAGGAACACCTATATCCTACGCTGCGTGGCACAGAACACATCATGGTACATCAGACACAACTACTGACCCCCACAGTCCAAAACACATGAGTTATTGGAGCATTATATTTGGGACACATACGCACAAGTTTGATGTAAGAAAGGCTGGTAATAGATTAAAGAATAAGTGGATATACTTTTTGACTAAACACGAAACAGTATTAGTGTACCTTTTTAATGCACTTCTATTCTTAGTTTTACCTGTTGATGTATTTTTAATGTGGGTCATAGCTTCTGCTATGTCTAAATTTTGGATGGTATTTGGCACTGGTATTATGTGTCATGGCTACAAAAAAGGTGTACCAACAAACGTACCTTATATGTATCCATTGATATTTAATGACTGTAATCACAAAGACCACCATAAAACACCTAAACTACAACCATTACGGTTTGATTTTTGGGTATGGATAATTAAAAAATTGAGGTGGGCATGAAACATGCAAGGTTAATACAATTATTAGCATTAACAAATCATATAGTAGCCATAGTGGGGTGTTATTATTTCCCTGAGTATATTGTATATGGTTTATTCGCTTGGGCGTTTGTTAATGTCTTTGGCACAAACATTGCCATACACAGGTTTATGGCTCATAGAAGTTTTGAAACAACTCCTGTTAAAGCTAAAATTCTAAAGTATCTTACAATAATACCAGCTTTTGGTAGTCCATTATCATGGACAGCTATGCACCGTTACCACCATATGTACAGTGGTAGCAAACAAGATAACGAATCCCCTGAGAATATAGGATATGTCAGAGCATGGCTTACTTTATATGACCCTATTACTGTTCCTAAAGATATGGTAAAGGATATTCTTAAAGACAAAGATTATATGTTTATAACTAGGCATTATTGGACTTTATTACTTAGTTATATAGGTATTTTGTACGCAATAGACCCATTATTAGGCGTGTTTGCGTTCTCATTCCCAGCAGCTTGTGTATATCAGGCAGCTGGTGCGTTTGGTGTTATACCACACATGAAACAATTTGGTTATATTGTGGTAAAACCTAACAAAGACTGCACAGCCGTCAACAGTCCCCTAACTTCTCTTATAAGCTGGGGTGAGGGTTGGCATAATTATCATCATACTATTGCAAAAGACTACAGACATGGTCATAAATGGTGGGAACTAGACCCCCCAGCATGGTTTATAGAGAGGTTATTTTTGAAATGAAAGTTACATTAGAGCATTTAGCTGAAAAAATTGACAGTTTAGAAGCTAAAGTAGAATCGCTACAAGAAGATGTAAATAAAGGAAAAGGAGCTGTGACGTTTCTTATGTGGTTAGGTGGTGTAGCTGCTATTGTAATAGGCTACTTTTGGGGTGATAAATGATACCGTTTGAAGTTATTACTATGTTAGGTAGTGGACTACTTACTGGTGTTTTAAGTTTGTGGTCAGCAAGTCAAAAAGATAAAGCTGAACAACAAAAATATTTAATACAACGAGCTGAAATAGACAAAGCTTCAGTGCAAGACGCACGTAAGCATGGGGGACACTTTCAAAGTGTAACCCGTAGATGGATGGCATTATTAGCAGTATTCTTTGTTATATGTTTACCAAAGCTAGCCGTCTTTATAGACCCATCTATAGCTGTACATTTAATGTATCTAGAACAAGTTAAAGAAGGATGGTGGATATTTGGGTATACACAAGAGGTTACAAAATTTACTGGGCTTTCAGGAATAGTAATAACTAATGCTGATACACACTTTTTAGCAGCTGTGAGTGGTTTTTATTTTGGTTCAGCGGCTGTAAGGAGATAAAACTATGGAATTATGTGCACTAAACTACGGTATATCCGTTTTTTGCGTAATGTTAATACTATATATAATATTTAAGGACGACTAATGGATAATAAAAATGAACAAGTAGAGAAGATAGTAGAAGAGTTACCTGTATTACTAGTAGCTCATGCTTATAGGAAACTAAAATCAGGTGAGGAAATTACTGCAAGTGAGATGAAGGTATGCCTAGATATCTGTAAGACTTACTCTAGTCAAGATATCGTAGAAAAGGCTCACAACATCTTAGAAGACTTGCCGTTTGACACAGATGAATAAGATAGAGAACTTTAAGAACTTCTTGTATTTAGCTTGGAAACACCTCAATTTACCTGAGCCAACACCTATACAATACGATATAGCAGACTATCTGCAATCTAAAGATAAACGTTTAGTTATCGAGGCTTTTAGGGGCGTAGGAAAGTCATGGATTACTTCTGCATTTGTATGTCACCAGTTATTAATGAACCCACAGCGTAACATACTGGTGGTATCTGCAAGTAAAACTAGGGCTGATGACTTCAGTACCTTTACTCAAAGACTTATTGCAGAAATGCCTTTATTACAACACTTGCAACCTAAGGATAGCCAAAGACATTCTAAGGTATCCTTTGATGTTGCCCCAGCTAAGGCTTCACACGCCCCCTCAGTGAAGTCTATGGGGATTACGGGTCAGCTTACGGGTTCAAGGGCTGACCTGATAATTGCTGATGACGTAGAATCTGCCAATAACTCACAAACTCAGCTTATGCGTGACCGCCTAAGTGAGACTGTTAAAGAGTTTGACGCTATTATAAAGCCTAAAGTCGGACGAATAGTCTTTCTAGGAACACCACAGACAGAGATGTCTTTGTATAATGACCTAGAGGAAAGAGGCTTTAAGACCCGTATATGGACAGCCTTAATACCTAATCAGGCACAGAGGACTGGATACGGGCACAAATTAGCTCCTACAATCGCTGATATGGACGAAAAAGAGGGTAACCCTACCGACCCTATGCGATTCAATGAGGTTGACCTAATGGAACGTTTAAGCTCATACGGTAGGTCAGGCTTTAACTTACAGTTTATGTTAGATACTAGCTTATCTGACGCAAACAAATACCCACTCAAGCTTAATGACCTTATAGTAGCCTCAGGTTGCTCAACGTGGACAGAAGCTCCAGCAAAGATACAATGGGCTTCAGGTATAGACCAAATCAAGGCGTTGGACTCTGAGTTACCTAATGTGGGACTAAAGGGTGATTACTTTACATCATACCTATATATGTCTGATGAATTTACAGAGTTTGAAGGCTCAGTAATGTCTATTGACCCCGCTGGTCGTGGGGCAGATAAAACAGCCTATTGTGTACTTAAGATGTTACACGGTGTATTGTACCTGACCGCCATTGGTGGTCTAGATGGTGGATACTCTGATGACACACTTAAGAAGCTATCTAACATAGCCAAAGACCACAAAGTCAATGACATAATCATTGAGAGTAACTTTGGTGATGGTATGGCAACACAGCTTCTAAAGCCTGTATTGGCTGATATACACCCTTGTAATGTAGAAGAGGTACGTCACAGTATACAAAAAGAAAAGCGTATTATTGACACCTTAGAGCCTATTATGAATAACCATAGGTTAGTAATAGATGACAAGATTATTAAAGATGACTTTAAGCTAGAACCTGACCACCAGTTATTCAGACAACTGACTAGGATTACTAGGGATAAAGGAGCATTAAAGCATGATGACCAAATAGACGCTTTGGCTATTGCTGCTAACTATTGGGTTGAAGTAATGGATAGAGACCAAACTTTATCATACAATCAACACAAAGAAGAAATGCTACAAGAAGAATTAGATAAGTTTATGGAGACTGCTCTTGGCAGACCTATGGAAGGAGATAGCTGGATATGAGCGAATACAATAACCCCGCTAATATAGAA